CCAGAGGATCCAGATCGTCGTGTATACACCACTCCACCAAAGGTCGCAGTAAGTCCTTGATCTTGACTAAAAGTAACAACAATCGTAGACATATATATATATATTTAGAAAAAATAAAATATTAAAAAACACTACTTGTTTATTATGTATGATTTATATAATATGTATTATGGAATATGATTTATATTATTGAGTGTTTTTATTTAGACGCAACTGCTTCCGCTATGATAGATATGTATTTATCATTTAATTCAAACCTCTGTGCGATAATTCTAGCAACAAACTTATCGCCCGCTTTAATAGAGTTAAAGTAATCATTTGAAAAGTGATGATCTCTTGCTACAAACAAAACAAATGGACTAGGCGTTTCATCGGAACTTTCTGCACGTATTCCTGCTTTGGTAATATCTTTTGCTTTACAGTTTAGTAACATGCCAGCTACAGGGAAACATACTTCACATTCGTAGACAATATCAAATAAAATTGTATCGCCTTTAATGGTTCCACTAGAATGTGTAATTATTTTTACTGAATTTGGTTTCACATATCCTTCTAAAATACACTTGCCTTCTACGATAGAAGAAATAGTCTTTTCTAAAGTTTGTTTGAGGTTACGACCAACTGCGACAATTGGAAGCGATACATTTTCTGTAATAAGAGAACGAGAGTATATTTGTTTAAATTCTCTCTGTTTCGGTTTAGGTTTATTTATTTTAACTGTTGGTTCCATTGGTTATATTATCTTTATACTTAATCTTTTAATTATTTTCAATTTTAATTTAATTTATAAATTAAATTAAGTTAAATCAACCAAAAATAAAGAATATGATTACATCAAAATTCATTAATAACTGCTAATTCTGTTGTTAAAAACCATGTTTTTCCGTCTTTTTTCATTCTTTCAAAATTTCGCAAAGTAAATTCTTGACGAATACATAATTCTTCCTGGATAACTCCTTTTGTGTTTTCTTTCGTATATTCTTCCTTTCCAACAATTTCATTTAACAAAGCAATCGTCTTCTTTTTACCAGATTGATCACACCTAGATCCTGTATGTCGTTGTTTTGTTGTATCTTTTACTTTAAAAATCATATACTTATTTTTATCTTCAAAACCTATAAATCCAACATACTTATTCAAATTTGTTTTTAGTTTATATTTATCGTTAATCGCTAGTCCTATTTCACGAATATCCTCAGGTTCTGCAGGAACCCACTTATGATTTCTCAATATATAAATTTTCAAATTATTTTTACGTGATGGACCGTCAAACAATACAATTCCTGTTAGTTTGCCATAATGAATAATTTTATCACATAAATATTTTTTTATTTTAAATACAAATATATCATCTCCTGGTTCTCTTTCTGTTTCAGCACATTTGTTAGAATCTATACTAAAATAGTTTAACAAGTCTATTTTTTCATCATACATTAAAGACTCAATGATATGTTCTATTAAAAAGTCTTGCAGTACGTCAATGCTAATACCTTCATTTTTCATTTTTGAAATAACAACGCCGCAAAATTTGTACCAATTTTCTTCACCACGGTTTACTTTTGCAGTAGTACGCGCGGTATTGTAGTTGTTAATCATCTCATCTAATATTTTTTGCCCAGATGGTTTTAAACCACTACTTACATCTTTATATTTAGACACATCTTTATCGCTAATCAACGCAGCACGTTCTTTGTTACCGGGCTTTACTATATCTGTTTTAATATGAAACTTGACCATTTCATGTTTTACATCCAATGGCACTGACCTGTCATACACGGATATATGGTTATAGTTCAGTTCACTTGGTTGAAACAAATAATAATCTCCAATGTTGATTAAGTACCCCGTTCTACCATACCTGTCTAAAATATATTCTGTATGGTCGTTAATCATTTGACTTAAGGCTGCATAAATTTGAGCTATAGGATATGATTTTGGACTATTCAAATAATAAAACAAATCTTTTTTCTTATAAAAATACCGATTACGCATTAAGTATCTTATTTTTTGGATGATTTTATCGGAATTAATTAACATAAAGGTTTCGTTATATGTATCTACATTCAATTTAGATTCGCTTATGGTTTCATCGGGTAAACAATCATATTCACATGTTTCCATATAATCACAAGTAGCGCTATTTGGAATATCACCTATTTCAAAATTATCAATTACTAAACCAGTAGATAGTATTTGTTTCACACGAGTATTTGCAACAATTTGTTTAAAATTATCTGCTGTAAATTGTGTCTGTTCATGATTGATAATGCAATCTACCGCAGTCTGTTTCAACAATCTAGTAACTTTTCCAATTTTGATTGCTTTTAATTCCGCCACACGATATACATACAAATCCGCGGATTCTTCGTCTGCGTTGTTCAATATCGTTCCGTGTAAAAAAATTTCTACATTCCGTTCTTCAAAGGGTAAATCTTTATGACTAAAATTGCGAACACCTCTTCCAGTAATCTGTTCAATACGATTCATGTTGTACCATGGTTCCATAATGTGTATTTGACGAATAGCTTTCAAGTCAATTCCTTCAGAACCAGCCTGCGAAATTAATACCACTTTTATTTTTTCACCATTCAAATTATCTGAATTTGTTAAAGCATTCACGTGAGCTACATTATTGGGTGATAAACGCACATCTCCTGTAATCATAACATACTTAGCTGGTAAAAAATCCTTTTTGTTAGCGGGAGGCTTCATAGTTCTAACATCTACAAGTTCTGTAGGAGGATCTTTAAACAATGGTTTTGTGTTTTGTCCATACCTGGTAAACCCCATTTCTTCTAACGCAAGAGCCATTGGAATAATACCTCCATCAATATACGATGAATAAATAAGAATGATTCCACTAGAGACTGTTTCTGTTTTTGTGTTATAAATATGTTCACAGATAGACTTGATTTTTGAACTAAATTGCCCGATTTTTTCAGGAGAGAAAATAGAACCGTATTGATTTTTTATATGTGATTTGTACTCAAATAAACCTTTTTCAAGGGGCGACTTAGAATCCACAAATTTCATAATACGTTGTAAACCTCCACTTCCAGTTAACTCGCTGGAATCTATATACACACGATCCGAACTATTAGAACCGTCATCCCCGCCATTCATATTTTTCGGTTGTATTTCACAATTTTTCATGGTGTCTGTAAGAACATCAATTTCTTCTTGTATATCATCACAACTGGAACTTTTACTACTTGTATTTAAAGTTTGAATAGAAGGAAGCGATTCTTCCTCCAATACAAGCGACTCCTCAGAAACTTGACTAGGTCCGTCTTGAATTATTTCTTCTACATCTAGTTGAGGGTTCTCTTCATCATCGTCTGCTTCATACTCAGATTCAGAGTCAGATTCAGATTCTTCTAACACAGTTATACTAGGGTTATCATCTTCTATATTCAACACTTTACATGGTTCTATGGAGGAAACAATATCTTCCAGTCCATCCACAGGATACACAATATTCAATGATTCCAGCGGTATTTGCAAATCGGAGTATCCAAATGATTCTATTTCTTCAAATTTTTTTTTTGTATTTTTACGCAATTGATCTATGATATAGTTATATCCTACTTGCTGGTATTCTCCTATTTTGGTTAAAAATAATTGTACTTTGGTAATTTTTTTATCATCTGGTATCAATTTACAATTTATTTGATATTTGGGATACTCATTTATACTTTGAAATGTGTTCTCAGGAGAAAAAATATTAGGATAAACGCGAAATGGAAATGTGTAAGGTATTTCTCCTCTTACATAAGAAATATAACCAGTTGCTTTACGTATAAATAAATCTTTTCCTATATTTACACCATTAGAATCCTTTTTGAAATTACCGTCTTTATCAAATACATCTTTTATGTTTATCAATCCACGGCGATCATTCATATTCATCAAATTCAAAAGCCAAATTATTTCTTTGTAGTTATTGAACATGGGGGTAGCCGACAACAACAAGAGCCTTACATTTTGACACACAGATACTAAATACATGAGGTTTTTGGCAATATCTTTGTTTTCACTATCATCGGAGATACGAATATTATGAACTTCATCAATTACAATTAAACGATTATTAAACTCTTCTTGTAAATTACGTATTTTAACAGAACCTTTCTCGTTTCTATCTCCGGCAATACGGTTTATTTCATTCGCAAATTGTGTGTACCCCATGAATGAATAAGACGCATTAATGAGCGTTTTTACTTGACTAACTATTTTTTCTTTTGTTAGACCTTTCATATTCGTTGGATTAATTTCCTTGAGTAATTTGTTTCCAATACAACCCTTTATTGACCATATTCCATCTACCAATTTCAATTTACGTTCATCAAATAGTTGCAACCTAAAGTTATCTTGTACATTTGGGCTTGCCACTACAACAATACGCTTTGAAATACCCATTTGTTTTGAATAATCGCGTGTTTCTTCAGTTACACCAATTGCTGTACATGTTTTTCCGGTTCCTAGTCCATGATACAACAACAAACTGTTATAAGGCGTCTGAAACGACATGAAATTACGGACAAATGCTTGATGTGGAGATAATTCAAAATCAGCATTACTTAGTATATTTGCATATTCTTTGACATCATGAATTTGCCCATCGTACTTGGTATCATTAAATTCTTGTTTTTTTGCAATTTTTATATTAAAATTAGGATCATTCAACGTTGGATATAAATACTCATATTCATCCGGATGCATCTCTAATTCTTTTCGGTTTAACTCTTCATTGGTAAGTCTCAATGCATTACATCCATCCGTAAATTGATTGTTGCATTTACTGGGATCTACTAACTCTTTGGTTGATTCTATAGTTTTGATATTCATTGTTTATATATTAGGAATATAATCTATATTCTTGTAAAACTTTATTTATATTCACAATCAATTTCTTTTTTTCTAAATTATAAGGACGAATAGAAGACAAACATTGATCCAATGTCTTCCATTCCAGTTTGCTTACTTCTGTTTTTTGAAAGTTGTGCAGAATATCTCTTTGGGTATTCATGTGGGCCAAAAAGTATTTATGTTTATATGATTTGTTGTTAGATCCAATAAATATTTCTTCAAATGGAATTAAATTCTCAATCACAGAAATATCGGTTCGTTGATACCCGGTCTCTTCTTCAAACTCCCGAAGAGCACAATCTAAATCTTTTTCTTGATAATTTCTACGACCTTTTGGAAACTCCCATTCCGGTTCTAACCAGTTTGTGTTGCTGTTTTCAATAAAATAATCCAATGTTACTAGCTCATTGTTTAAATTTACTCCTGATCTAAGTAAATCAAATTTTCGCTGAGAACTTAATTCTTCATTTTTATATTGATACAAGTTACTTGTTTCACTCCACATCATACGCCATAGCGAGTCAAAGTCGTGCAGTTTAATACGTTGTTTTTCAACAATGGACATTTCATTAAAAATGGTTTGAAGCTGTTCTTTATTATGCATAATGTATTTTCCTCTTAAAAAATCAATATATCCAAAGGTGTCTTTTCGGCGAATCATTAAGAACTGAATGCCTGTAGTACTAGATCTAAAGACAATGATTCCATAACTTGTAATAGGTATTTTACATTGATGAAACAAATGACCTTGTTTTCCGCAATTGTTACATACATTATTTTTATTCATACTGTTATTAATTTCTATATGTTAAAACATTTTTCTTTTTATATTATATTATTTTATTCTATTCTATTGTAATGCATTTAAATCCAGAAATATGGGGACCTCATTATTGGTTTTTTTTGCATACCATTGTGTTATGTTATCCTAGGTTTCCAAATGCAGTTACAAAAAAAAAATATTATGATTTTGTAAGTAACCTCCCGTTATTCATACCTGTAGAAAGTATCTCTACGCAGTTTAGCAAGTTACTAGATAATTATCCTGTAACCCCTTATTTAGATTCTAAAGAATCTTTTGTTAAGTGGATGCATTTTATTCATAACAAAATAAATGAGTATTTGGAAAAACCAAAATTGTCTTTGAATGATTTTTATGTTCAATACTATGATAAATACAAATCCAATGCTATTAAACAAAAAGAATCCAATAAATGGAAAAAAAAATTAATTTATACAATAACGATTTTATCTATTGTTTTTCTTATAACTTATTTGTACAATAAATAATTGTATCAAAGTATAAAATACAAATATTTATATAGTATATGAAATACCAATCCTTTAATAAACACAAATACAATAAACATAAACGTACAAATAAAACCATCAAACACAACCGGTGTTATCAAATAGGAGGAAATGAATCCAGTTTAGTATCTGTTATTAACAAAAGTCCTGATTCTCAAATAATTGGACCAAAAGACAATAAGTATCCATCTTCATATCTAGGCTATAATGTATTTGTTCCTCCCGGGTCCAAGTCATTTACATTAGAACAATTAGTGAAAGATGCATTAGAAGAAGGTAATTTTTTGAATGTTGACAAAACAATTGACCTATCCAAGCTAAACGAGCAACTCATGAATGACAGTTTTCGTATGGATTTGGTTATAAATAATACAAAAGTATTTAATTATTTTAAAGATAAAATAACCAATCCAAATGAAAGCAATAACCCATTCAATGAAGAACTATCACAGTTACAACCAATCACCGAAATAGACATATTTACGAAAAAACTATTAGAAATATTCCCAAAGTTAAATGTGAAAGAAAATGAAATAAAGTGTATACAGGAGTTTGCGAACAAAAACAATTGGACTATCTTACCTAACTATTGGGCGTATTTGCCATTTTATGATGAAATCATAAATGAAAACGGTATAACAAATGAAACTAAATTAAATGATATAAAAGTGTTGAGTCAACAAAATATTTCAAAAACAATGATGGATATTCTAATGAAATTTGTCTCGTTACCTTCCATTTTTCACGAAACTTTGCAACTAGGAGGATCTTTCAAGACTTTTGGAAGTAAAATGAATGACTATATTTCACAAATTCCCACTGCCCCATTTATTAATATTGACATAAACAATGCTAACGTCATTATACAAAATAAATTATATTTTTCATTAGTAAACGTGTCTAATGAATTTGGGCTAGCAGTGATATCTACATGCATTTATACTGATTTTCAAAAAAATGAAGTGTTTATGATATGGAAAATAGAAAGATGGAGAAATAGTATTATTAAACGGTATTATCATTTTATTATAGATGTCTCTAACAAAGGTACCCCAGTTTCAGAAGAATTATTAGAGCTAATGCAAACATATATATATAACAATCAAATAAGTGACAATTACCCCAAGACTCATAAAGAACTGTTAGATTATTTTGTCAACAATACTAATAAGGAGGCAATCAATAATATAAATGCAACGATAAAAGAACAACTAAATAAAAACGAATCGGATACTAATATTGCAAAGATAATTAAAGATAAGTCATCATCAATGAAGCAAATGGTTCCTCTAGAAGATCCTTCTATGAAGAAAGAAAATGAAGAACCCAATAATGAAGAGAAAGAACCTGCTACCCAAGATAGTGATGACAAAACAGATGAAACTATGGGTGACAAAATAGATGAAACTACTAATAAAGATAACGTTACTGAAGAAAATACAAATAATTTAGAGGATATAAGTCACGACGAAGAAAAAATACATAATGACGAGCTTCAAATAGGAGAAGCAAGAGAAAATGTAAACAACGCGATTGAACAATACAACCGTGACCAACAACAGTTACGAGATGATCAGCCAGAGCCATCTGATACTGATAAACTAACAAACACATTAGCAACATTAGGTTCCGTTACAGCCTTGGGAGCTATAGGATCTGGTCTTTATTTTGCAGCCCCCTTGTTAGTATTGGGTGGTTCAAAAAAGAATAAACGTAAATATGCAAAAAAATCAAAAAAGACTAGAAGAAAATAACAATAACAAACCAGTTATTACATCCTACAGTTGCAAGTAATTTTTATATTTCATTATTATAATATAAATGAAAATACACACATTCAAACATCCTACACCCAGTAGAAACAAAACAAGAAAAACAAAAGGAGGAAAAGTAATTGGATCTGGAGGATTTGGATGTATCTTTAGGCCTGCGTTAAAATGTAAAACGCAAAAAAGAAAAAAAAATCAAACTATCGGTTATTCTGATCAAGTAACAAAATTAATGACTGTAAACCATGCTAAAAAAGAATATGTAGAAATAACCAAATACAATAATATATTAGATAAAATCCCCAATTATAAAAATTATTTTTTGCTAGGAGATGTTACTCTATGTGAACCAGATGAATTAACACACGATGATTTAAAAAACTACAAGGAAAAATGTAAAGCATTAAACAAAAAGGGTATTACTGAAGGACAAATCAATACCTCTTTGAATCAAGTACTAGCTTTAAATATGCCGAATGGTGGTATAGATATTGAAAGTTTTTTAGAAACCAATCCATCCAAACAACAGTTATTACAGTTGAATAGATGTCTTATTCAATTACTTAACAAAGCCATTATCCCGATGAACACACTCCACGTATATCATTGTGACATAAAAGATTCAAATGTTTTAGTGGAAAATATAAAGGATACTTCTATGTACACGCGTCTGATTGATTGGGGTCTTTCTACTAGATACAGCGGGGAGCATAGAATACCACACGTCCTTACTCGTCGTCCATTTCAATTTAACGTACCTTTTTCTATTATACTATTTACAAGTGAGTTTATACAATATTATAACGATTTTTTGAAAAAACATGAAACTCCTGATTATTTTATGATACGCGAATTTGTAATCAACTATATATTTGCATGGATAGATATTCGCGGAAAAGGACACCTAAAGACAATTAATAAAATAATGATTCAATTATTCATAAACGATATTCCTGTAATACATAAGAACAAACGAAAAAACTTTATTGTATATGATTTTACCTATTACTATATTATAGAGTATATATCAAGAATACTAGAAAAATATACTTATGACAAAAAATTTCATTTGTATGAATATTTTAGCAAAGTATTCATTAAAAACATAGACATTTGGGGATTTGTCATGATCTATTTACCTATTCTTGAAAGACTGCATGATACAAAAGACAAAATGTCGCAGGAAGAAACAAACATGTTCAAAACATTAAAGTACATCTTTGTTCATTTTTTATTTGAAACTCCGGTAGATCCGATTGATACTTCAAAACTAATCCAACAACTAAACCACTTGAATTTATAGTTTTCAAAATAATTATAAAATACAACAGTATTTATGTAATAAAACACAATTAAATAAATATTATAATATAATAGAATTATTCTTTATATTATGACTAGTATGAATACTATAGAAGAGTTAAATAGTCCACAATCTAGAAAAACGATTATTACAAAGCCTAATTTTTTACTAACCAGAAATGAAAAAAATAATTATCAAATAGAATTCATGATTGAAAACAATAATATATATGTGCAAAATATGCTAGGATTTCAATTTATTCAACTAATTTACGAAGTAAACAAAAATTACTTTGAAATTATCAAATTAGACATTATTAATACAAATGAAGCACACTTATACTTGTTAATGAAACCTGTAATGAAAGAGTTGGGTGTAGTACAGCGTTTTGCTGCATTGAAAATCAATATGTTTACAGATCAACGCACCAATACTATATACTTTAAAGGGTATCCATATCCCGAATACCAACACCTAAACCAATGCAAAAATGCAATTATTGCACCAATAAAAGAATTTACGATTGCCTGTACAGTGCTAACCCCTCATAGATTTAAATTTACCAAAAATATTATTTTTGTGGATAATTTTACGATAATGCCTTTTTTTGAAAATATATTTGGAGTAATCATAAAACACATTTTTCAGCAAACCATTAAAGCAATTCAGTCAATCAATTCAAATGCATAAATCTTGTATTTTCAAACCTAATAAATTTATTACTCAGAAAAAAAATAGTTATACATAATAAGAATGTCTATTCCAAATACATTAACTATTTATATAAATACTTCCATTCCAGGAAATCAATTTATTAAATATAACCCAACTATGACAATTCCTAATATAGATAGTAAAAATGTATATTTCAATCCTCTTGTGAAACTATCACAACCAGTTATTGATAAAACGCCGAAAAAGGATATAGTTACACAATTTTTTGAAAAAGGTTTATTCAATACTTTGTTAGTTCGTTCCGAACAATTTACAAAACCGCGTAATTTAATACAAGCAACCCAAGAAGGGTTTGTAGATAATAACATAGAAATTACACTAAAAAACATATTCAAGCCTAATAGTGTATTTTATCTCAACAAACAACCTTATACCGTTTATTCTTTTGAATGGGAAAAAGGTAACTGGAAAATAGACACTAAAATTACAGAAGTCCCTAAAACCTATAAAGGTCAATATGGCATTAGTACAATGAATTATCGCATCATTATGGAAGAACAACTAAAAGAAGCAAAACAGGCTTTACACAACCTACCAAGAGATGTGATCTATGGATCTGCTATAAATCAGGATTCATCGTACCAATTTCCTTCTCAACCACTCGGCATGCCAATCTCTTCTAAACCAACATCTAATTTAAGTTATTACATAGACATAACCTTAATTTTGTACCCAGGCGAAAATATACCTCTAGCAGAAAGACCTGCCATTGGTTGCCGTAACACAAAACATAAGTTAAACAAAGCATGGGCAGAACTCCTTGGTAAAACATATTCATTGCAACCACATTATTACGAAAGTAAAGAACCCTCCAGAAGTAAGACGCGTAAAATGAAACGTCATTGAAAACCTTATACTATTTTATCGTGATTGGTTAAATATTCATGATAGAGTGCAAATGACTCTTTTTGATTTTTACGTAGTTTTTCTTTTTTTGCTTTTTCTAAAACAGCAATAGCGGCATTGATTTCTACTTCTGAAACCGTACCATTATTGTTAGTGTCTATAAGTTTAGATAAAATACGATACTTTTCAGGAACAATGCAATACTTGCTTTCTTCATTGAACAAGTTTTCAGACAGAATGGTGAATACAGCAGTTAAAACCAACGATGCATAAATGTCGCGTGTACCCATCCACGCCATAGCAAAGACAAGCAACTGTTTAGTTACACTCATTTTCAAATATTCCTCCGTAGACCGACTAAACTGAATTGGAATAAATTTAGAACCAACATTCAATAAAATCATAATAACACCAGCAAAAAATTTACTGTTATTCAAATAAAGTACATGAGTATGTATGTAGTTCACTGCATCTAGTAATAGAGTTTTACTTGACATAAATGTTATTACTATATTTAACCAATATAAAAAAGTATTTCAATAAAAAAGTATTTCAATCAATAAATATTTGTCTTTTTCAATAGCTTGATAAAGTATTCAGGAGAATATTTATTCATAAAAGACTCTATATACAAACGCGTGCTACGAATATGGGGACGATAAAATCCATATATTTTAGGAGTAAATGTTTCTACGTTTTGGCATTGAAAAGAATACCAAATAATGTAAACAATAATGAATACCCAAAGCAATAACAACATATTTTTCACTTTCATATTTTATTATATGCAATGATAATAAAATAAAAATAACATAGCATGTCTTTTACACGGGGGCATACATGCTAGTAAATGGTTCTGTAGAAGCAGGCGACACTTGTTCGCTAGAAGATGGAGGGGAAACGGGAAGTGTGGATGATGATTTAGGCTGAATAGACGTTTTTACTGTTTCTAAATCAACGCCGTCCGCGTCTTCTTCCACACTAGGTTCATTCATTTTGGCTTGCACTTTTTCCTTAATACTAGAAACTTTGCTGGCAATGTTGTCTGCAACTGTATCACTGCTTGTGTTATCCATGTTATCTAAACCTTCATACAATCCCATGTTAGATGCTATAATAATAACAAGAGCAGTAAAGAGACCTAAAGTTACATTGTTCATAGCAAAAAATAAAACAACCAAAATGAGAATTACTCTTCCTAAAAGAGATGCATAAAGGTTACTAAGAAGAGTGGGTCTTACGAATAGTACCAAAACAAGAAAAACAAATAATCCACTTAGAATATGCAATTTGCTAATATTTGACATTGCTTAATATATAAAACAAAGGAATAAAATTTTGATATAATAATACATAAAAATAGCCAAACTAATAGTCAAACTATTGAAATGTTTATTTCAGTCTGTTCTATAAATATTTATCTTGTTTTTTATTAAGAGAATGTCTTTAGCAATGTATGCAGCTCCATTTGATAATAATGATACCAATGAATTATATACCCATTCCGGAAATGATACCTTAATCAACCGGAAAAGAACGAATCACAATAAAACACAAAAACGCAATTCTCTTCAAGAAAATAATTCGCAAAAAGTAAATGCTGTTTTAGAATCTATTCATAAAAGTTCATTCAACGAAGACAATGATCTAGGCGATTTTCGGCTAATGCCTCCACCGACTTCTGTAGGAGTTGAAAATACCAAAATAAGAGAAAATATGTCCAACCAAAAAGAGGCGGATGTTCAAGCAAATGACAATGATAATGTAGATTTACAATCCCTGAAAAACAATTATATGAATGACAAGATTGTCCAAGAGTATTATAAAAATATAATTCCTAACTATAATCAAAGTGTCTACCAAAAATCAGAACATAACAAACCATACTATTCAGTGAATCAGTACCCGTCGGATCAAATGAATTCTTATCAAGACGACAATTATGCAACTTTACTGGATAAATTAAACTACATGATTAATTTGTTAGAAGAACAGCATGACGAACGGACAAATAATGTTACTGAAGAGGTTGTTCTGTATTCTTTTTTAGGAGTCTTTATTATTTTTATTGTGGATAGTTTTGCTAGAGTGGGTAAATATAGTCGCTAGAAAAATGATAATAAAATTGAACACCATTTTCTTTAAATATCATGGAATATATTTAAAGAAAGGGCTTAAAGAACAACACAAATGAAAACTCGTTCCCAAACAATCAAAGAAGTGAACCAAATGCCTCCTTATACAGTGGAGATTGACTTTGATGAAGCTAGTAGTGCCTGGAAACTAAACAAAAAATCACAAGGGAATGGAACCTATACGTATAAGTGTATGGCTACAACAAAACAAGGCAACCCATGCAACCGGAAACCGTTAAACGAGTGTGATTTTTGCAAATTACATAGGAAATTAAATCGTTTGTAAACAATGACAATCAACTAGTTAGTTGATAATCAATATTTTGTTAGATGGAATCGTTTGATAAGCGAAATTATACAAAAAATATGCAGTAGGACTCACAATTTCAGGAATAGACTTACTAGATAAATTTTGGATTAATATATCATTGTTACTTATATTTTCAACGGTTAAATAACTAAATTTATATTTTTTAACGATAGATGAAACCGATACTTTGAACGCATGAATAAAGAGTTCATTTGTAATATGCTTTGATTTTACAGATGCAAAACAAGAGAGTACTTCTTTTCCTTCAGAAACGGAGGTACAAACCTTCCTGAAAAAATAAATAGCCTGAACTTCTTTATCGTTCATAACCATTTTTAAAAACAGATTCTTTGTTTTGATTAATTCTATAAGATTACTGGGTTCAGGAAGAATCGTAATATAAATAGAGTGTTTCGTTTGGTCTATCGTTTCTTTGATAAATTTCCATGCATAAAATACATTTTGCGAATCTGTGTCAAGTAAACTAGTCGTTACAGGCAATCCTAAAGGAGTTGTCCATTTTCTCATATTGAAACAATATGTTTTATAGAAACATAACGGAATAATGCCAGTCATTTCGCCTTCCCGTTTAAACAAACTAACACAAATATCTGTATTTGTATGAGACTGATGGTATTCATGGGTTTGAATCAATTGAGGCGCAACGTTTTTGTTACGGTAATTTTTGTCTACACATAAATAATCTACATAATAAACATCTAATGTGTTACATCCAGGTTTGTTTTTGTTATAAAAAGAGACTTGTAAAGGACGCGAGGTCATGGCGCCGATCATTCGTTTGTCTTCTATAATCGTTTTATTGGTAACATCTTCTATCCATTTTGGTTCGTAATAAAAGGAGACAAAACAAGGATGTTTGTGTCCTACAAAATAAGGAACAATATTGATCCATTCGGGATGAAACCGATTATCCTTGTTTTTCAAATAATGTTGCTGGATCAAAAAGATAAATTGTTTCATCTGTTTGTTCGTTTTATCTAACAAATTGGACATTTTTCCAAAAGAAACATTTTTAAAATTGGTATACCTGTTTTTCTTAGGTAGATCATGACGAATAATACCCACATTAAAAAACCAATAGTATAAGTCGTAAAAGTGAAATACTGGCTGCATTGCCCAAAACCGATGTTTTATCTTGATGTATGCAAAAAAACACATAATACACATTATGATAAATGCTAAAATGTATAAAATCATCACAATTGTAAATAAATATATCTTATTATGAAACATTATTTTTTATTTCATAATAAAACACATAGGCGAGTTCGTTAAATTCTACACTACATACTAACGATGCGTTAAATTCTACACTACATACTGGCATCTTTAGCTACGGCATATGGGACAAATATGTCTGCTCCATTCGCCCATACAGGCGTGGCAAATCACGTGGCTGCATGCGAAATAATGTGTAATGCTGGGTAATACAGTGTAACAAATAATGCAATCGGTTGTAACGTTGATAGGCTGAATATAAAATGCCACGTTCATTTCAATACCAAACTGTTCGTATAAATATTCATCACTTTCTAACAACGGTTCTAGGTGGTCAGCCTCTACAAGTTCAAATGCTTCTACGTTGAAATCTTCTACAATTTTTTTATGGATGATAACTAGGAATTGTTTAATCGTCCATAATGCATTTACCATATACATTTTCGTTTCGCCTGTTGTAATATGTTTAACATATACTTCTTTGATAACTTCAGCTGAATAAGTCATTTTTGGAGGTTGCTATTACATAAATGTATTAAAAAAATTCAATTTTTTCAGTCCGCCTTTTGAGAAAAGGCTCCCTACGGGAGAAGCGAAGATCCTAAAATCATAAATAAAAATTTGGATATTTTGTCGCCACTTTTCTCAAAAGTGGCTTTTAGTTAGGTTTCGTTAATATATACAAATATTGATACTCATATTGTGCTCTAATTAAATCTATTTGTCCCTCTATAATAAAGCCAGCTTCTTGTGCCATGACTAAAATTGCCTTCTGGCTTTCCATGTACAAGGTATGCTCGTTCTTACGTACTTTTCCGTTTGTATCATTCTTGAACTTTTCTATAAATTTGGCAATGTTTTTGCCTTTATCCAATTGAAAGTCAGCATGGTAACTGAAATCCGTGAATTTCACTTTTGTTGTAGTAATGCGTTGTTTCGCATACCGTTGTGGCGATACCAACATGAGTGGATTACCTGGGGGTAAAATAGGATCAAATTGATCACGGTTGACTAAATGTATGATCAAATACCCGCCTGGCATTAACCAGTCAAAACAATTCTTGAAAAAACGCATCTTATCTTTCATGTAATAAATCGTAAAGTATAAACATAAAATATGTGTAAAGGAACCAAACCGGAATTGGTCTTGGTTTAGTGCATCACCCACTTCAAATTTATACTCGGGGAATTGTTCTTTTGCTTTGGCAATCATGGAAGGAGAAACATCTATACCGATGACATTCAAATCTTTGGATCCTAATTCAGCTACGTGGTGTCCGGTACCGCATCCAATATCTAAAATAATACTTTCACTGGTAGGACTTGTATTGTTAATGATTTCGCCTACTTCATATTGATTTTTTACGTTATTGAATACTAAATGGTCATAAATATCGCTATAAAAATCGTCGTATATTTCATTGTTTGTTTTAAAAAGGAACTGATCTGATTGTTCAAAACCCTCTCTTTGATTTGATTGGTTTAACCCCTTAAATATCACGGTCACCAAAATAAGCAAAATAAATAACAATAATATTTTTCCAGCGGTGGAACTTTTATCATATAGTTTTCCTATAGAATTGATTTGATGGGATACATATTTAAAAAATTTATTCATCTATATGTATTGTTGTTATTTTTTTTGTATACATTTACATATAAAATGACGGATTTTGATGAAAGTGAAATAAATGATATAAGAGATCCAAGCGACTTTAAAGGTAAAACATTTTCTGAATTCAAGAAATGCGATGTAAGAAAAGAATTACTAAATAGTTTGTATTATTCCAAAATTGAACCGGCATGTTATTGGAGTGCGGAACTTATTTGCTCAGGACATTATGCTGATCTATGGGAAGCAATTATTGAGTTTTATTCCAAACATATTCATTTAGGTAATCCTAAATTAGTTATTTATTTAGATCTTAGAATCAATCATTTCAAAGACATCATCTCAAAAGGTTACATGAATCAAGAAATAAGACTAAGAAATAATACAAAAATGAGAAAATTATTTTGTGAGATAATATGTATTTTATGTGAATCTAAAAAACAACATAGTTATGATGAACTCAGAGTAAAAAAAGATGATTTTGATCTTACTCAGTTGACCATCCGTTTCAAAGCACCTGATGTCCATTATGGAGAAGATATTTATTTGAAAGAAGATCCTAAAGAAATATTTATACCCATCAACGAATTGGCTTACAATTTATCTTTAGAAGCAAAAAATGGCGTGGATGCCTGTTATTGGATTGAATGGATTTTGGAATTTGAACATATCCAAAAAACTAAAAAAGAAAAATGTATATGCGAACGTAGAACATTTACACAAGTAGACGCAAAATTTCAAATGGATATTGTATGGATGATATGGGATATTTTTATAGAAGAATCATTGAAAAGAAGCAGTTTGATACAAAAAATTGTGAAAAGTACATTGCAATTATTTACCTTAAAATATACTTCTGCTTGCAGTAGAAAACGGAAATATTTGTTATACTTTGTAGTAGGAATTTTAACCGAAAAGTGTGAACTAGAACAAGAATTATGCAAATGTAAAGAAAAGGTCTCTAGCATCGTTAGCCAGATAAATATTATTTATAAACAAATCAAACAAAACGAGATATCTCCAGGCACTGACTACTTGTACAAAAACGTAAAAACTAGCAACTTAGAGAAGACGATTGAAAAATTAGACAAGATGAAACATTTTGAAAGCGAGTTTATACCTCATGTATAAAATTTACACCCTTGAAGATTTAAAACGCCGATTTTCTAAACCTTGTAATTCTTTAATTTTTGCTTTCTTGTTTTATTCTTCACATATAGAGCATATCTGTTATACGCTCCCTTAAAAATAGTTTCATACTTTTCTTTTGGTATTCCTCGTATTACACTTGTTATATTTGCCTTTAACTTTTCGTGCGTTAATCCTTCTCCTTCCTCACTTACCTTATACAATCGTGATTTCAACATACTAAAATATTTTTCAATACTATTTGTGAAGTATTGGTAAGGTATAGTATATAATATTTTATTGTGTTTATTTACCAACTCTTTATATCCTTTCATTTTTATGACTCGCATTATCTAAAATAATAAGTTTGTTTTTGTATTTATTTGTTATATGCGTTTCTAAAAACTCATGTAATCTATCCGTATTTATTCCACTTTTTTCGTCTGTTAATTTGTTCTAACTGCGTGAGTTGCGAAAACAAACAAATCGTATTTAGAACAAGACACGCAAACTCTTCCATAAACATAATGAAACTAACCCAAACTTGGATTGAAACCCAAGAGCGACCATAATGTTTCCACATTTACTCGTTGACCTCTTCAATCCCGAAGGGAAACAAAGAAGAGAAAAAAGTAGGACCATGATAATTGATTTTATATTTTTGGATTTTTTTTTAATTCCGTGAAAATCGGCGTTTTAAATGTCCAAAGGCGTACAAAGAATAATTGTTATATTATTTGTATTTATATAATATATAACTAGCATGAAAACTAAATCTGCAGATAAGAAAAGATTGGTTAATAAAACCAAAAAAATGCGTTATAACAAAAACAAAAACAAAAACAAAAATAAATATAATCAAGAAAAGATTGTTCTAACTTTTTTAGAAATGTTAAATACAGTGAAACTGTATCATTGGAAAACCCACAGTTATCCACAGCATAAAGCAACCGATGAGTTGTATTCCAACCTAAATAAAAACATAGATTCTTTTGTAGAAATTATGCTAGGCAAAACAGGAACACGTGTCAATTTAACCAATGTAAAACATATTTCATTGCATGATTGTAATACATTAGGTGAATTTAAGGCAAAAATTGATGAATACAAAAACTTTTTGATAAACATGAATTCGGACGCAAGAGTTAACATTACCAATAATAGTGACTTGCTCAATGTAAGAGATGAAATTTTAGGAAATATGAATCAATTCTCTTATTTACTAACTTTTCATTAAACATTTATTGTTTATTTGTTTACGTTAACACTGACAAACGTAAACAACGTGCGTCTACACCAAAGATTACCTAAAACATTAGATGTAAAAGATACAATACGTAAATATTTATCTACATATATATTATAATGTCTACAATTGAAGTAACTTTTAGCAACGACAAAGGAGCAAGTTTTACCACTCAAGGCGTTACTTATAGACAACGAGGAGGCTCTTCTGGTACAACTTGGATATACGACTCACCTCCAGATCCACCAAGTGTTCCCAATAATTCATTTCAGAATCAAAGTACCTTAACTGCTTTATCCATACCAAGCAGCGTTACGAGTATTGGCACTAATGCATTCCAAGGATGTTCAAAATTAACTGGATCGCTTGTTATTCCAGATAGTGTTACTACTATTGGGGAAAGTGCGTTTAATGGTTGTTCAGGATTTACTGGATCGCTTACTATTGGAAATAATGTTATTAGTATTGGTAATAGTGCATTCGCAAGTTGTTTCAAATTAACAGGTTCTATAATAATTCCAGACAATGTTATTACTATTGGGGGAAGTGCGTTTAATGGTTGTTCAGGATTTACTGGATCGCTTACTATTGGAAATAATGTTATTAGTATTGGTAATAGTGCATTCCAAAATTGTTCCAATCTAACTGGCTCTTTAATAATTGGAACTAATGTTCAAACGATTGGCACTAATGCATTTCAACAATGTTCAAAATTTACTGGATCTTTAATCATTCCAGACAGTGTTACTAGTATTGGTAATTATGCGTTTCAACAATGTTCAGGATTTACTGGATCGCTTACTATTGGAACTAGTGTTCAAACAATTGGCACTAATGCATTTCAACAATGTTCAAAATTTACTGGTTCTTTAATCATTCCAGACAATGTTACTAGTATTGGGATTTTTGCATTCGCAGGTTGTGTCGGTTTTACGGGTTCTTTAACAATTTCATCTAGTGTTAGTATTATTGGTAACAATACGTTCTATAACTGTAGAGGGATTACAGGGGCTTTAGTCATTCCATCTAGGGTTACTAGTATTGGTGATAATGTATTCTATAATTGTGTAGGATTGACTTCTCTAATAATTGCAACTAGTGTTAAAACCATTGGACTTAATGCATTCCAAAATTGTTCTAGTCTAAGGGGTCCTTTAACAGTTCCAAGCAGTGTTACCAGTATTGGGGATTATGCTTTCACTGCATGTCCGCAACTATTACAATTTACATTTTTAGGTTCAGTTATTCCAACATTAGGTATATCTCCTAATACAATATTTGGAACTATAAAACAAGGTAATGCATATTATTTATCAAGTGTATCGCCGTCAGGCATCAGCGAAATAACACGTAATTTTACTACATCTAGTTTGTTGCCTCCTCCAACAATTACACGTGTTGACCCAAGTGGAGGACCATTAGGAGGAAATCAACCTATAACTATCACAGGAACAAACTTTATGGATCCATCAAGCGTTACCATTGGCGGCGCAACTGCAACAAACGTAGCGGTTCTCGGCTCTACAGAAATAACCGCAGTAACTCCTGCAGCTCCAGGTGGAGCACCAGGGTCCGCAACTCTTATTGTAACGAATGAAACAGGAACCGCAACTTCATCATATACCTATGGGGCTACTATTGTCGTAACATTCAGTACAGATCAAGGAATAAGTCCAACTTTTAGAGGCGTTACATATACTCTACGTTCTGGTACAAATTGGGTTTATGATTCACCGGTGAATCCGACAGTTATTCCTGATTATTCATTTGATAATAATTTTGATGTAATTAGTGTAGAAATCCCAAATACTGTTCAAACAATTGGTATTAATGCATTTAATCAGTGTTACAACATATCAGGATCACTTGTTATTCCTGATAGTGTTACCAGTATTGGTGATGCTGCATTTAGTGGTTGTTCAGGATTTACTGGATTACTTACTATTGGAAATAGTGTTACTAGTATTGGTAATGAGGCATTCCAGAGTTGTTCAGGATTTACTGGATCACTTACTATTGGAAATAATGTTACTACTATTGGTAATCAGGCATTCTATGGTTGTTCCAACTTAACTGGATCACTTACTATTGGAAATAGTGTTACTACTATTGGTGAAGGTGCATTCGCAGCTTGTTCAGGATTTACGGGATCACTTGTTATTCATGATAGTGTTACTAGTATTGGTGATTCTGCATTCAACGCGTGTTCAGGCTTTACTGGAGCACTTACTATTGGAAATAATGTTCAAACGGTTGGACTTAATGCATTCGCATATTGTACAGGGTTTACTGGAGCACTTACTATTGGAAATAGTGTTACTAGTATTGGTGATGCTGCATTCTTAAATTGTTCCAATTTAACTGGATCACTTATTATTGGAAATAATGTTACTAGTATTGGCGTTAGTGCATTTGAAAATTGTTCAGGATTTACTGGATCACTTACTATTGGAAATAGTGTTATTACTATTGGTGATGTTGCATTTGCGAATTGTTCAGGATTATCCGGATCACTGACTATTCCAAATAGTGTGACTACTATTGGTATTAGCGCATTTTTTTATTGCCCAAAATTATTACAATTTGAATTTGTGGGTTCAGTTATTCCAACATTAGGTATATCTCCTAATACAATATTTGGAACTATAAAACAAGGTAATGCATATTATTTATCAAGTGTATCGCCGTCAGGCATCAGCGAAATAACACGTAATTTTACTACATATAGTATTTTGCCTTATCCAACAGTCACAAAAGTAAGCCCTAATGCGGGACCATTGGTCGGAAATCAACCTCTACTTATTACTGGAACGAACTTTGTGGCTCCAGCAAGTGTTACCATTGGAGGTGGATATGCAACAGTTCTGTCAATCCTTGGTAGCACAGGAATAAATGCAATCACGCCAGAAGGAGCAATTGGTACTGCAAGTGTTATTGTAACCACTCCAGGAGGAACAAACGCGCCAAATACGTTGTATAGTTATCTTCCTGTTCCAACAGTGGACAGTTTTAATCCTCATGCAGGACCAATAGATGGAGGACAATTTATGACCATTACAGGAGACGGCTTTACAGCTCCTGCAAGCGTGACTATTGGCGGAGCAACTGCAACAGTTCTGTCAATACTTGGCGCTACAGGAATAAATGTAACTACTCCAGCAGGAGTAACAATTGGACCCGCAATAGTTATTGTAACTACTCTAGGCGGAGCAACTGCAGCTAATATGTTGTATAATTATCTTTCTATTCCAACTGTATCTAGTGTCAATCCCAATATAGGGCCATTAGGAGGAAGCCAAAGTGTAATGATAACAGGAACCAGACTTACTGGTGCTTCAAACGTTACAATTGGAGGTGCAACTGCGAGTATTGATCAAATAATTGGCTCTACCGGGATAAACGTAACTACTTCAAAAGGACTAACCGCTGGACCCGCAAGCGTTATTGTAACCACGCCAGAAGGAACAAATGATCCTAATGCGTTATATAATTACGTAGAAGTTCCAACTGTATCAAGTATTAATCCTGATGCAGGACCATTGATAGGTAACCAAAATGTAATCATTACAGGAGACGGATTTACAGCTCCTGCAAGCGTTACTATTGGCGGATCAACTGCAACAGTTCTGTCAATACTTGGTGCTACAGGAATCAGTGCAACTACACCAGCAGGAGCAACTGGTACTGCAAGTGTTATCGTAACTACGCCAGGAGGAACCAGTGCACCCAATACGCTTTACACCTATGTTCCTCTTCCAACCGTGTCAACTGTTGATCCAAACGCAGGACCATTAGGGGGAAACCAACCGATAGTCATTACCGGAGACAGGTTTACAGCTCCTGTAAGCGTGACTATTGGCGGAGCAAGTGCCACAAATGTACAACTTCTTGGGGCTACAGGAATCAGCGCAACTACACCAGCAGGAGTATCTGGATCTGCGGGTGTTATTGTAGCTACTCCAGGAGGAACAAACACGCCAAATACGTTGTACAATTATATTTCTGCTCCAACCGTGTCAAGTCTTGATCCCAATGCGGGACCATTAGGAGGAAATCAAACAGTAATCATTACAGGAACCGGATTTACGGGTATACAAAGCGTTACCATTGGTGGAGCAACTGCAAGAGTTCTGTCAATACTTGGTACTACAGGAATAAGCGCAATTACTTCAGTGGCTCCAGCAGGAGTATCTGGATACGTCAGTGTTATTGTAAGTAATCCAGGAGGAACAAATGCACCCAATACATTATACAATTATGTTTCTATTCCAACTGTATCAAGTGTTAATCCAAATGCGGGACCATTAGGAGGAAACCAACGTGTAACTGTTATAGGAACCGAGTTTACGGATATACAAAGCGTTACGATTGGTGGAGCAACTGCAACCGGTGTACAACTTCTCGGACCTACAGGAATAAGCGCAATCACGCCAGCAGGAGCAACTGGTACTGCAAGTGTTATCGTAACTACGCCAGGAGGAACCAGTGCACCCAATACGCTTTACACCTATGTTCCTCTTCCAACCGTGTCAACTGTTGATCCAAACGCAGGACCAT